TTTAAATCTGTTTTCTTTCTAGCCATTAAACTTCAACACTTGGTGTTGTATAAAAATTGTTAATAGAATTTTGTGAGTTTTTCTTTTGAGTATTACTTAAAAGACCTGCCTGTTCTCTTTGAAACTCTAATCCATAATAAGTATTAGCTACATTCAATGCTGACGAAGCAAATAACATTGCAGGATTAGGTGGTTGTACATAGGTAGATTGTGCCTCTTGTCCAAACTGAATAGCATCTAAATTTCTTTCAAATTGTGCTATGTTAATATCTAAGTTTCTAGCTAAAGATGCTTTGTAATTACCTTCAGTTCTATAAAAATCATTTAACAAAGCATTAGTAGAACCTGATAAAGCAATACCTGAACTACCTGCTGTGGTAACAAACTCTGCTCTAGCTTTTCGTGCTTTTAATGTTGCTTCAAATCCTTTTTGTGAAGATTGTTTTGCTACTTGTCTAATCTTAAGTTGTTCAGAAGCATACCTTTGAAGTGCATTTTGTCTTGCGATTTCATTTTGTCGTCTTTGTGCTTCTTGAGCATTTTTTTGTTGTTGTTTTGCTTGTTGGTATTGTATTGCACTTGAAGCAATAGTACTCGCAATTAAAAAATTTGCTGTTGTTGGTTCACACATATAATTTTATAAACTCAAAAAAAGGTTTTTGATTAACTCCATAATTAATTTTTTTTAAAAACTTAAAACCACACCATTTTAACCAACGAAGATGCAGTTCATTTCTGCAATCTACGAAGTTCCAAAGTATTGGATATTTGTGATTTAAAAGGTTAACTACTTTTCGACTTTCTCTTAAAAAAGAAAATCTAATTCTATAAATATCTGGTGTAGCTAATAACCAAATAGTTCCCATTTCTCCTACTCCAAACATTCCTACAGGAATATTTTTAGTATCTACTATTGTTAAACATATCTCTGAACTATTAAAACCTCTGGTTAATGCTTGATATGGGTTAGAGCCAGAAGCATCTAATATTTCTCTTTTATCTTCAAATCTTAATCTAGGTGCTAAATATTCAACGTCAGTAGAAATTGTTTTTCTAATTCCATTAAACTCTTTGGGAAGCGGTAACATAGTAACCTTGCCAACTAGCGTTTATAAAGTTTGATGGTAAATGACTATCGTTCTTAATTGTTACAGTTAGCTTGTCATTTTCAGATTGAACTGCAAAAGTATAATCACCATCTTCTAAATTAACTGTTCCAAGTAATCCTGTACCTGTAATAGTACCAGTATAAGTAGTAGTTGATGTATCTCTGCCTACAGGCTTAACTTCTGTAGTAAAATAACCAGTATCATTAAAAGAAACATTCCAGTTTCTTATCTGTAATCTACCTTCTTTAACTGAAATTCTTGAACCCTGTGTATCTGCTGTTTGAATAAACTGCTGTGAAAAAGTAAACTTAAATTCATATTTTTCACCTATAAAATAATTTTGTGAAGTTATATCACCAGTTACTACAATAGATGTTCCTGATTGTGATACGATAGAAATTTCTTGTCCTGCTTTATTAGAAGCACCACTTCTACCTACAACTTTCATTGTATTATTTATTGTATATGGAAGTGTGATAGTAGTTTGATTTGTACCTGCGTTATAACTTTCAGTAATTTCAGAGTTATCTAATTTTCTATCTAAATGAGTTAAATAAGTTTCACCAGTATCAGTTAATGCAGGTGATATATCAATCTTTTCTAAATAAACACCATCACTTCTTTCATTGATAATAAATAATTCATTTTCTATAAAATCTATATTTAAGATATTATCAGTAGCATCTGTACCAAAAGTCCATTTACTCCAAGCACTTTGTAATCTTCTATTTTGAGAAACATAGTATTGATAAACAAATAAAGAATTATTTTCATCAGAACTTAAAGCTACTAAAATATTTTCAGTAGTAGCACTAGCAAGTTTAAAGACATTACTAGGAATATATTTTGGAACATTAGCTGTAATATCGTCAGCTTGTTTTATATCTGTGTCTGAGGCTATATAAAGTTCTCTTATACCTGTAAAATTTCCTTTATTAAAACCAAAATAAACATTACTACCTGCACCTACAGGTTTGATGTTTTTATCTGTTTCAAACTCTGTTGTAACATTTATTGATATGTTTTCCGCAGTTAGTGTTGCACCACCACTTAAAATAAACTGTGTTTGGTCTGAAAATAAAAGTAATTCTTCATCAAATGAAATTGCATGACGAAGTATAGAAACTTTAGTGTGAGTACTAGCTACATCAATTGGGTCAGTATCTAATACTTGAGTTATTGTTTCAGGAAAGAACTCAAAGAACTCACCACTTCTTGACATAATAACATTTTCATCTGCAAGAAAACCTAATCTGTTTCTATGGAAAAATATGTCATTTATTCTTCTACCTACAAATGTTGGATTGGGTACACTTTCTTCATCACCACAAATTCTATCTCCCCATTGAGGTACATCATAAGTTGTTCCGCTTATTGTATATGAAGAACCATCTGCTTGTGTAAATCTAAAGTTTCCATCTGCTGTTCTAATTAAAACATGAGGCATAGTATCAGCATCAAGTTTAAATTCTGTATCTGGTGCTATTGTTTCTTGCCAAAGATTATCTGCTTCAATAAATTTTACATAATAATCATCAAAACCATTTGATGCGTCACCAGTAACCTGAACAATTTGATTATTAATTGCAGGTACAGGTAAATCACTAAAATTTTGAACTTTATCTTTAACTACTTGTGAAGCATCATCACCAAAACCATCTGATGCTGTAATTTCTAAAGTTCCTGAAGATTTTACAATAGCAAAACTAGAGTTACCTATTTTTGTTTTTGTAATACCTGATGGTGAACCTATAGCTGAAAACAATCCATCTCTGATTGCTTCACTATCTGTATTTGAAGAAGTAAAATTATGAGTAGTGCCATCAATAGTTATTGAATACTTTGTATTATTTACACCTTGTAATATTGAATAAACTGCTTGTTCTACTTTAGCACCTGACGTGGTGCTGTCCATTTGAATATTTGTGTTTTTGTTAACTATAAAAGTATAGTCAGCAACAGTCATGCAAGTAAAATCCTGTTTAGGATTAGAACTTGTTAAATAATTAGTAGCACCAGTTTGATTTACAACTGTTTTAGCATTTCCCAAAATATCATAAACAGCAATACTACCATTAGTAATAGCCACAACGTATCTTTCATTAGCATCTCTATTAATAGTGTGAATGTAAGCGTTACCAAAAGAAGTAGCTGATAACTTTGCTACATAATCAGTATTAGGTCTTTTTTTTAATCCTTCTACTACTGAACTAAATCCATTAATTTGTTCTGAAGCCTGTGAGTTTAATCTTAAGACTTCAGGTTGTTGAGAAACACCTTGTACTAGATTAGGAATTGTACGACTGACTAAAGCCATTAGTACACTCCATTGTTTCTAACAATTGTGTAAGCCTGTTCAGGTGTATCAAATATGGTGTAATCACCTGTTAAACTTTCAGCTTGTTTAAGAATGCTTAACGCTTTTAATTCGTCTTCTTGTGAAAATTTATGAAGTGTATTTGCACCTAAAGTTCTATCGTGAAATATTCTAGCACTTCTAATAGTTATATATCTTTTAGCTTGTTCAGGAATTTCATTAAATGGTAATAGATAGACTACTGTAACGTTCTCAAAGTCTTTATCAAAAGTTTCTTCATTCTTTGCAAGATTATAAAGAAAAGTATCTCTTTGAACTATATTGTAATCACCTTTAGAATATTTTCTTGGGTCTATTTCTACTCTAACTACATTGTTAGCTAGTGGAATTTTGTTATCGGTGTTTCTTGTTAAAGTTACATTTGTATGTGTATTAAAGTGCCAACCTTGTGATTGAACTTCTCTTGCAACTTCAGATAAAACATTTTTAGCAATTGTACCATCTACAGGTAAAGAACCACTTAACGTATTTAATGGTGCTTCACCAATTGTACTAAGAATAGTATTTACTGCTTCTAGTTCGGAAGTTCTAGTTTGTGTTGTCATAATAATTTAAACACAGGCGGAAGTTGTCTGTGTTAGCCTTCCGCCTATGTATTCTGTAAGTATTAAGATTGATTATGCAGTCTTGATTGAGATTGCACTTTCTGGTCTTAAAATACCATGACCCATTGCCATTCTAGCTGTCATTAGTGTACCTAAACGTCTTGCATCATAAGTACTTTCCATAACTAGGTCTTTTAATTTAACAGTACCAATTGCACTTGAGTGCATAACTACAGCAAAAGTATTACTGAAGTCACCATTGTAAGTGTTGTTAGTACCAGAGATTGACGCTGATAAATCAGTCGCAAATACTTCAGTAGCAGTATTAGATTTAACAATTGGCACTCCACCGATTGAAAGAACTGTACCTTTACCGAAGTCTCCATTTTCTCTAGAGAAGTCTCTGTTTACTAACTTGTCTACGTTAGCTAATTGGTAGTATTGGTCTGGTGCTACGATACATACTCTACCTGCTGTAGGTATGTTTTTCTCATCTAATTTTTGAATTGCTTCAAAAACACTTTCGATAAGAGAAGTAGCGTTTGTGTTAGCGTCAGCGTCAGTAATTTCTTCACCTGCGTTACCACCAGTAACATTAGGTGTAGTAGTTCTTGAAGCTAAGATAGCTAACGATAGAAGGTGCTTATCAACCTTATTTGCAAGAGCCTGACCCATTTCTTTTGAGTAGATGCTTCTTACATCATAATGATTTTTAAGTTCTTCTATTTCAGCAACGAAAGCATCAGCAAGTAACATATCATCTATGTTAATTACTTTTTCGTTGTGTTTGATAGCTTGACCAGTAATCTCATTACCTGCTGTATGGTAATTAGCCGATACAGTACCAGTAACAGGAAATTGTGCTGATTTACCATTAGAAATAGTTCTAACAGTAGTCATTCCTAACATTTGGTTTTCTCTACCAAAAGTAGATAGAACTTCTCCTGAAAATAATTTCAAGAAAAGTGCATTTGCATCACCTGATGAGTTTACCTGACCAATGCTTGATATTGTTGCATTAGACATAGTTGTCTCCTTATATTTATTGGTTTGTTGTATTGACCTAACTACTTTCCATAATCAGAAGGTTATCTGTCGTAACAGGCAATCTTTTTTGAATTTGGTTAGACACCTCTCTGATGAGAGATGGTGTTATTTGTTAAACCTAGAAGACATTATCTTCCAAAACTCTTTATTATCTTTATCTATTTTTTTAGTGCATTTACATTTATCACAGGTACACACTCCATATTCATCTGCGTGTAAAGGCATCTTACAATGACAATCGTGATGACATTGTTTACATTTTTTAGATTTTTGTACCAAGTTTCCAAGACCTCAATGACCAGTAAACAGGTGATAACTTTTTATTACCTTTTACTTTAGCTAAAATAGGTTTCATTCTATCAAAGAAAGCCTTACGTCTTACTGGGTCGTCACGTTTGATTGACATTGAAGCGTCACCAAATCTAACTGTTTTTACGCTATCGCCATCTTTAACAAATACTTTAAATTTTTTGTTACCTTTAGTTTCTCTAATAATTTTATTTAAAGGTTTTTTATCTTCCTTGTCTTGCATATTTTTTAAAGTTTCTTTTTTTAGATTTATTCATTGATGAAAGTTTTGGTCTTCTAGTATTTTGTGAAGTCTTTTTATATTTAGACCTTGTTTCATGCTCAACCTTATTAAGGTCAAACTTCTTCTTAGCCACTTATGCTTTCTTTTTGTCTTTCCAGTTATTCTTCATGGCTTTGTAAGCCTTAGGTGAAACTGTACTATCTTTTTTACTTCTTGAGATACCAAGTTTTTTTCTTCTATTAATGTTTTTTACTAATGACATTATTTTTTACCTCGTATGTTTTTAATTGTAGATAATCCAAAGCTACCTGAGTAGACGATTAAAACTGCCCACCAAAACTCTTGAGTAGCGTTTGATAAAATTTCAAAACCTTTAGCCATATAAGGTTGTGTGTAAGGTATGAAACAAAAGAGAAATATTAAGGCTATTTTAATAGTTAATACTTCATCTTTAATACTATTGTTACCTGAACGTATCTGTTCAATTGATACTGATTTTTCTAGTTCTATTTCTTTTGCTCTAATAATCTTTTTCTTTTCAATATTGTGTTGAATAGCACCAACTGTTTTGTCAGCTATTATTCTAGTAATAGGATTTTTAAGTATAGGAAGTATGAAATTAAGCATTTCTAGACCTATTGTATGATTTAGAAACAATCTTTAAGTTAGAAAGATTATTGTTCTTTGGGTTGCCATCTTTATGATGAACGTCTTTACCATTGATGGCATTGCCCAGTTTCTTCTTCATTAACCTTCTGGCTAAATTTCTTTTTGCTCTATTTTTCTTTTGTTGTGATTGAGAATGATAATTCTGATATTCAGACTTATAATCTCTTGCCATTTAGAATACTGAACTCTTAGCTAATTTAAGTTCTACTTGTTTTCTGTAAGCAGGGTCGTTTGCATATCTTGGGTCATTCATAGCTTCTGTAACCTGAGCAACACTTTCAAATACTTCTGTTGATACATCATTAGTATCACCATTAATCATTTGTTGTGGTTGTTCACCAGATACACCTGCTCTATTTGCAATAGCTTGAACAGCGAATTTTACTTGTTCAATTGAACCTGTATCTAAAGTTTCATTAAAAGCATTTTGTTCTGCTTCAGTTAAATTATTTTTAGCATACTCAATTACTTTAGAATAATTTTCTTCACCACCAACTGTGTCATGCACCATCTTAACTTCTGAGTTGGCGATTGCTTGTTGTCCTGCGATATAACCATCAACTAAGTTTTTATCTAAACCCATTTTAGAAAGTTCATTATAAGACTTTTCTGAAAGTTCACCATTTTGAGAATATTCAGTATAAAATTTAGTCATCTCTGAAGTTTCTGGTTGAGATTGTTCTTCAGTATTTTGAACTATTTCTTCTTGAGGTGCTGATTGTTTCTTTTCTAATTCTGAATATGCTTTAGCTAAATCTTCTGCACTAGCAAATTTTTCAGGTAACCATTCAGGTCTAGTTTCATCTGTAGATTTTGAAGTGTCATCATTTGATTTTACTTCAACTCTAGTTCCATCTTCACTTACTTCTAAAGTTTGATTTTGTTCTGCTTGTTTTGCTTGTTCCTCTAATGAAATATTAGTATCATCAGATTTTACTTCTACTGTTTGTGTACTCATCTATTACTCCTGTGGTATTTCAAGTTCACCACTTGCATTAACACTTGCACCAGAGTTAGCTAAACTTCTTCCTGCTTCAATTGCTACTCTAGGGTCTGCTAATGCTTGATTAGCAAACTGTTGCTGTTGTTGTGCTTGGGCTTCTTGTTGGATTTGTTCTTGAGACTTAATTAATCCTTGTGTGTCTATTCCATTAGCCACCGCAAATTTCTTAATTGCATCATCAAGATTTATATATTGTGCTAAAGTTTCAGCACCTAACGTATTGGATAAATCAGACATGAATTGAAGCAATCTTAATCTGTCTGATGCTCTCCCTAATGCTTCCATTCCTACAATGATTTTAGTTTTGACTAATTCTTTAGGTAGGTCTGGTAGCAACTTCTGTTCCTTTAACATTGCTAACTTTGTATTAATGTAAGGTAACTGAAATTCTGTTGTTAAAATTCCATACACTCCACCAAGTGCATCATTTAATTCATTAGCTACTAATTGTACTTCTGTAGCTGTAACTCTCTCTGCTTGTCTTTGAACTGAAGCATTTAATAAAAATGCAAATTGAAGTCTTTGCTCAATTCTACCCATCATTTCATAGCCAACTCTAAAGTCAGCAAATTTATTAGCTTGTAGAACTGAAACATCTGAAGCATTACCTTCAATAATTGCACCATTAGGTGCTTTAGCTACTGAAGATGCTCTTGTTGAACCATTAGGTGCAATCATAAAGAGCATTTTAGAAGACGCACTACTGCCCTCTAAGATTGCTCTGGTCAATCCTTCAAGACTTCTTAAGTCTCCTTCAAAAGTCTCGCAATGACCCCTTCCATAGTTCATTCCATCTATACGATTGAAACGTAGTGCAATGAAAGGCAATTTGTCTAAATCATAGTTTTTCTCAAATACTTTTTTCTTAGCTATTTCTTGATGAACATAAAATTTATCTTTTTGCCTAGTTACGCAAG